CGGGCTTTTTACCGCTGTCTTTCTGTGCGCCCGTAGTGCCATCAAAGGCGACGAAATTACCGTCGACCGGGGCCGCGACTTTCTCGGTCTTGGCCTCGTTCAGCTTGGTAATATTCTCTTGCATGGCGGCTTGGTCTGCCGCCGTGAAATATCGACCGATAGAGTCTCCCGCCGCCCATGCGCGGGCGGTCGTGCCGTTCTGCGCTCTCTCAACGGTCAGAGTGTTGCCGTCTTTGGCGGTCATAAGCACAGTTTCCGCCGTATTGCCGCCCGCTCCAATCGTGAGCAAGTTCGGCGCGTCGGGCAAGACGGAGCCGTCCATAACGGAGACGGTCGTACCCGCCGCCGTCAACGCGCCCGAGAGAGAAGTCTCCGGCGAATTGGCTTGCGCCGGATACATTTTTACGAGTTCAGCCATTGAAAAACCTCCCTTTTAATAATCTCCGCCGCCGCGAGAATTACAAAACGTCTGCGAGAAAATCGCGCCGACGATACGGCTCATAGTGTCCGGGAGTATCTCGACCGTATGCCATGTGTTACGGCGGATTTTCCCGCTATCGTCTTTGGAGAGATATTCCACTATGTCGATATTATCGTAACTCTCTTGTGCGGGGAGGGCGTTTCCATCGACCTTGATAGTCGCGGAGGACGCTCTTTTACCCTCGTAGATACCAAACTCGAGGGCGTGAGTGTGATTTTGCACGGTATGAGTGTGCGCGTCGACCCTGTGCGTATGGGCCGGGACGCTATGCGTATGCGAGCCGACGCTATGAGTGTGTGCGCTTATTTTGTGAGTATGTTCCGGGTGAGTGTGTGCGCCCGACCATACCCAATTTTCATAGCCGACGACTTTCAAATCTGCGTCGACCACGGCGAGCCGTGCGCCCTGTGATAAGCCGTGATTATGCACGGCTTGTCCCGTCGTTTCGGACGGGAGGACATTCGAGCTACCGAGGGCCGTACCGCCGCTCGTCTGTCCGCCGCCGGAGGAGGTAGTCGTACCGCCGCCGGAGGAGGTCGTAGAGCCGCCACCGCTTGACGTAGTTTGTCCGCCGCCGGAGGAGGTAGTTTGTCCGCCCCCGCCGCCGACGGCTTTCTCGTAAGCTCTGAACGGCTCAAACTCGATGTTGAGCAACATTTTGTTGATACGGACGACCGACTCGGAGATATAGAGCCGGAGGGTCGCCGGGTGAGTCGCGTCGGCATTGTCGGAGAAATTATAGATTTGCTGATTTGTCGCGCCCTGTGCGTATGTCTCGCCGATAAGGGCGCGGCTCTGTAAGTCGGAAATGCTCCCGGCTATGTCTTGTGTTTTATTGGCTATGGTAACGGTCACGTTGCCCGGGTCGCCCTGTGCGTCGTCTTTGGAGACGGTAACGATACGAGTACGGAGATTTACGCCGTCAGCCTCGTCCACGACGCGGACGATTTCGCCCGGCCTAAACTTGGAGAACGAGTCCCCGGTCAGACGATGGAGGTCGATAGCTCCTATCTCATAGCTGATATACGGCTCTTTGAGCTCGTTTAATATCTGCGTCGCGTATGCCTTGAGGTTTTCCGCGACCTCGTATCGGGTATCGACGAGGATAGTTGAGCAAAGGCCGTATTTCTCAATGCTCAAAGCGTCCTCGACGTAGGGGAGCCCGCCGTTTACACTCTTTATCGTAAGCTGATTTACGCCCTCGCCGTAGCCGAGCGCATACACGCGGTTAGCGAGCCCGCTCGAGTCGGTCGTCTTGACGATACTCGTCATGTTTTTAGCGTATCGTATCTCGCTCTTGAGCGTATCCGTCGGAGCTACGAGAGAGAGCCTCCACGGGTAAACGGTCGTATCCCACGACCAAACGTATTCGCCGTCGAAGCACTCCGGCACGGCAAAGAGGGCCGCGAGGAGCGTCGAGTTTTCCCAATTATATTCAAAATAGCGAACGAAATCGCAATCACCGAGCGTCCAGTTTTTGACCGTCTGCCGGGCAAGAATGTAATTGAGTACGTCGGCGGTCTTAACGCCATACCCGCCGCATTGGTGGTACTGAAAGAGTACGTCGTTTAGGAGGGTCGCGAGGACGTGCTCGCAGTTATAAAACCGGGTCGCGCCGTCGCTCCGTTCCAAATCCTCACCGATAATGCGGAAAAGGTCGACGCGCTCGTCTCCGTCGAAAATCTCGACGAAGTTCAGCGCGTCGCAATACTTATTTTTCGGGTCGTCGGCGGGCATGGTAAAGGTTGCCGACCATAGGGAATTGAGCTCGAGGGTATAGCCGACGCTCATAGCGTTATCGAGGTATGCGAGCCGCTTCATATTGCGGTCGAAAATCTGCGGTACGGACATTATAACCACCTATCTTTCCATAGGACTTTAACGTCCGCCGTCGTGCCGCCCTCGACGATAATATCGTTTTCGCCCGGTTGAAGCTTGAAAAACGCGCTATCATCGGAAACGCGGTCGACGATGTTTACGCCGTTGAGCGTTACGGTCATGTGTTCCGTGTCGATAACGAGCTCGTCTCCGGCGACCATGTTTACGCCCTCGATTGTCATAGTAACGGAGCCGTAGGAGGAGACGCTCGTACCGCTCGCCGTTGCTACCGCCTCGGCGATTGCCTCAAAGAATAGAGTACGGATATATCCGCCGACCGTCTCCGCTTTGGCCTCCGCGATTGCGGTCGGCAATACGACGCGGATAATTACGCCGCTCGCCGCCGCCACCGCTTCAACCGCTCCGTTAAAATGTCGGGTAACGAGAATTACGCCGGAGCTATCCGCGCCCGCGCTCGCGTTTGCGAGCCATTCAAACACAATGGACGACGCTCGATTATACGCCGTCCGATTGTACGGAGTGCGGTTATACATATTCTCGCCTCCCCGTTAAGACAGCGTACAGACGATTGCACCCGCCGAAATAGTGATAGCGTCGCCGTTGAGCACGTTCTTGCTACGGGTAAAAGAGCCGTACCAAAGCAGATTACCGCCGCTCTGTGCGTCGTAAATGCCCCAATAGGCCACCGTGCCGAGGTCTGCCGTCAGAGTACCAAAGTCGACGGCCTCGGAGTTTGTTACCTGTTGCTTTGCGGAAACGAGGGCCGGGGCTCCGAAAGTGATAATCTTTCGGGCATAGCCGCCGCCTGTTGCCTCCGTACCCGTGCCGCTCGAGGTCGGGTCGGTCAGAAACAAAGCAAGGTAATAAGTGCCGTTTCTCAAAGACGTATTCAGCAGAGACGCGGCGTGTACGTTAGATAATGCTCCCATTTTTCAATACCTCCGTTTTTTAATTCACTTTCAACCGTGTAACGGTCAAATTGGTAATAGGGCCTCGGGCCGTGATGTAGATAAGGCTATCCGTCTCTTGCGAGCCCGTAACATGGAGCTTTTCCGTGTGTGGGAGGGAGACGCTACTCACAGCCTGTTGATTGTACTCGAGACTTTCGGCGAACGGGCCGCAAGCAAAGGCGACCTCGCAACGCCCGGTAACGGCGATTTGCTCGATACTCACGCCGCTAACGACCTTTGCGTTATACGCCTTGCCCGGCTCGTCGTCGAATACGAGCAAGCCCTCGCCGGATAGCCACTCGGCGACGGCTCTCGCTCGTGTTCTCACGCCTTGATACTTGTAGTCGTCGCCGACAAAGGCGACCTCGCATACGATTTCGCGGTTTTCGTAACCGTCCTCAATGTCGTATGTCCCGCTTTTGCCCGGTATCGTGTATTGCGTGACACGTTTCGCGGGTAAGAGTGTCCTATCAACGCTCTTTGAGATTACTCCCATAGCGCGGGAGTGCGTGTTATTGAAAGTAAAGCCCAAACTCACGCCATAACAACCCCTTTCCCTCGAGATTTGGATTTCTGCATATTGTAGAGCTCTCTCGAGATTTTCTTAACGTCGGCCTCCTCGCGGACGACGAGGCTCGCAATCTCGAAATGATTTGTTATAGTCGTGCCGCCGGAGATTTCGGCTCCCGCTCCGCCACCGCCAGGCATTACCGACGGGAGCGCGGCCTCGACTCGAGAAATCGTCGCGCTTGCATTAAAGCTCGTCTCGATTTCTCCGATAGAGTCCGCAAGGGCGGCGTTTACCTTTCCCATTTCGGACTCGACCTCGGCGAGCATTTCCTCGCCCATTTCGCCGTATGCGTTTACGGCCTTTTGCTTGTTTTTATCAACGCCGACGACCGCGCCCTCGACGTTCATTTCGGACACCCACTCCATTTTTTTAGACGGGGAGGCGATACCGAAGAAATCGCAAATCCCGTCCCAAATGGAGGAAATCCACCCGCTCACCTTATCCCAAAGCCACCCGGCAAGGGACTGAATACCGCTCCACAAGCCTTGTACGAGGCTAACGCCGACTTGTGCAAAGGCAGATACGCCCTCTCCGAGAGCTCCGACCATGCTCGAGATAATCTCCGGCATAGCCCGGACGAGCTCGAGGATAATCGAGGGGAGGTCGGTAATAAGGGAGGTCAAGAGTTTAACGCCCGTCTCTACGATTTTCGGGATATTGTCGATAAGGGTATCCGTAATCGAGGAGATGATTTCGGGCAAGGCCCCGACAATCGTTAGGATAATCTGCGGGAGATTTGTAACGAGTGCCGTCAAAAGCTCGACTCCGGCCTCTACGATTTCCGGCAAATGAGAGAGGAGCGTCGAGATTACCGACTCGATAATCTGCGGGAGTACCGCGATAATCGTTTCGATAATGGTCGGGAGTGCCTCCACGAGCGCAACGAGCAAGGTAATGCCCGTCTCGATGATTTGCGGGATTGCCGCGAGGAGCGTCGTAATAAGGCTCTCAATCAGAACGGGCAACGCCTCGAGGAGTATCGGGATAGCCTCGATAATGCCCGTCGCGAGTCCTGTCACGAGTTGGAGAGCCGCCTCAATGAGCAAGGGTAGGTTTTCCACAAGGGTAATACAAAGCTGTGTAATAGCCGCCACCGCCGCCGGGATAAGTGTCGGGAGTGCCTCGGCGATACCCGTCGCGAGCACGGCGATAACTTGGATAGCCGCCTCCGTGATTTGCGGTAGTGCCGACAAGAGGCCCTCTAACAGAGTCGCGACAACGGATACCGCACCCTCGGCGAGCGTAGGAGCCGCTCCGACAATACCGTCGACGAGGCTCAATACGATTTGAACGCCGAAATCGAGGAGCTCGGGCAGTTTATCGGCGGCTTTGTCTACGAGTGCGCCGATAGAGTCGGAGAGCGCGTCCTCCGCGTCCTCTGCGCCCTCGAGTAAGTCGACGAAAGCGTCCACAACGTCAGCGATTGCCGGAGCAAACTCCGCGATAAGCTCGTTCTTTACGTCTGCGACCGTGCCGCCGAGTCGGGCGAGCGTGTCGTCGAGCTCAGCTTGTGCGAGGTTTGCGGCGATAATCGTCTCATTGTTCTTTTTGAAAGCCTCGGTCGCGCCCTCGTAGGTTTGAGCGAGCGTCTCGGTAATGAGGGCCGTCCGCTCCTCCTCGGAGGCGCAAGCGGCGAGTTTCTCGTTAAACTCGTCCTCGGAAATGCCGACCCAGTTCAAAGCGTCGGCGAGAGCACCCGTTACCGTTCCGACCTTTGCCGTCTCGTTTGCGGCCTCTACGAGCGAGTTAATCGGGAGCGCGTCGCCAAACGTACCCGTAACGCCCGCGGCTATGTCGGCCCATGTAGCAACGTCCTTTTCGGAGGTCGCGAGCTGTGCTAAAAGCTGCGCCGACTCGGTAGCGTTATCGGTATCTCCCAAAATGCCGTAAAAGGATTTATACGCCTCGCTCGCCGTGTCGGTGGAGAAGCCCGCCGCCTCAAAAGCCGTGTTGAGTTTGCCTTGAGCGATACGGTATTCCTCCGTAGACTCCTCCAAATCGAGGAGGAGCTTTACTCCGGCGACCGCCGCCGTACCTACCGCCGCAAGAGCGACGGCGGCGGCTTTTGCGCCTTTAACGAGCCCGTTTCCGAGCTTGTCGCTAAAGTCGTCGGTTTCCTTTGCCGCCTTTTTAGCCTCTTTGCCGTACTCGTCGATAGACTCCGCGCACCCGTCGGAGCTATTCTTTGCCTCGTCGAGATAGCGGTTATTTTTATCAATATCGGAGCCGAGTTTATTCAACTCCGCTTGTGCCGAGTTTACTTGAGTTTGCCACGAGTTGACCGAACGGGTCGCGGCCTCTTGATAGCTCTCGGCCTCGGAGAGCTCGCGTTTATAGCTTTCGAGCTCCGCCGTCAAGCGAGCTTGCTCCTCGCTCGTGTCCCCGGATTGTTCGCCGAGGGCCGCGAGCGCGGCCTCGCACCGCTCGATATTCTTTTGAGCCTCGGATACCCGGTCGGTATATGTCTGTTGAGCTTTGCGGGCGTTCTCGAGAGCCTCTTTTAACTTGGAAACTTTGCCCTCTTGAGCGTCGTACATTTTGGAGAGTACCTCTCCCTTTGCAGATAGGGCCTCGTAGCTGTTGGCCTGTCCCGCAAACTCGGACTCTACGAGTTTTAGCTCGGATTTCAGAGTGCCGAGCTCCGAGTTAATGTTTTTGAGTGACGCTTTATACGCGGCCTCGCCCTCGACCGCTAACTTTGTCGATATTGTACGAGTCGCCATTAGTCGCCCTCCTCGTTATGTCTTTTGCCGTGGGCCTGTAAATAGAGCTCCCACACGTCGAAAACCTCGCCGGGCGGCATAAATAACGCCTCCGCCGGGGAAATGCCACAAAGAGAGGCGATACGGTAATAGTCCGCTCGCCTCATGGTGTTTTTTTTTGATTAAGTTCCTCGAGGCCCTCGTCGACCTCTCCGCCGCCGGGCGGCGTTACCTCTCGACCATAGCCGAGGGAGATTGCCTTGATAACGGTATTCTTGAGTCCGACGATTTCGGAGGGAGGCGTAAAGAGCGCGAAATCGTCGCTCTCGGGTATTTTCCCGGGCTCATATCCCAACCGGCGGCGGATAAGTTCACCCCGCTCCGCAAGGATAGCGGCGGCTTTGCACGTTTCCGCGAAGCTCTCCCGGGTATCCTGTTCGATAGTCTCGAGGAGGAGCTTTGTACCGCCGTAAATATCTCGTATAGTAAACATGGCCTCGCCGTCGAATACGAGGAAGTACACAACGCCGCCGACCGTGATTTTTGCCGCTTTCATGTTTTGCCCTCCAATCACCAAAGCGGGAGGCGAGTTTTAACCCTCGCCCCCCGTTTTGTCGTGTATTAAGTTTCGGCTCCGGCGAGCTTGCTATCGCACCATGCGATACAATTCGCCTCCGCGCCCTCCCCGGTAAACTCTTTCGTAATTCTCCATGCGCCGGAGTCGCAACGGAAAACGGTAAAGGAAGTCGCGGACGTGCCAAAGGTAATAGAGGAGCCTTTGGTCGCCGCGCTGTCGTTGCCGAGAATAGCCTTGCACAAAGGCAGAAATACGCCCTTGTAGTAGCGAACGCCGTTGCGGATAATCACCTTGTAGTAGACTACGCCGCCGCGAGGAGCGTTATCGCTATCAGAGTCCGTAACCTCGCCGGACTCGGTATCTTTGGTCGCGCCGTGGATTGCGGCGTGTACCTCGTCGGTCTTATCGTCAGTCTCCAAAGCGAGAACGCCGGAGGCGAACATATCGACCTTTTCCGCGAGAGCGTCGTCGGCGTACAGTTCGCCGGAGGCGTTAGTTACGGAGAGGTCGGCTTTTACGAGCTTGCCGATAGTGACGACCTTTTCAGCGTCATAAGTAGGAAGTGCTCCGGCGGGAGTATCCACCACGGGAGCAAAACGGGGACGCTTTGCGCCAAACTGTGCCATAGATTAAACCTCCTAAAGATTTTTTGATTTGTGAAACTTGTCGAGAACGAGAGCCGCCGCCTCCACAGCCTCGGCCCCCTTTTTCTCGTTTGCCGTTTTGATAAACGGCCTCGCGGCCTGTCCCTCTTTACCAAACTCATTGATAAAGGCGACCTCCGCGACGCGCCGCTTGTTACCGTCGCTCCGGGAGCCTTTCGGGTAAACGTAGATACATTTCCCGTCCGATGTTTCCTTGAGCTTTTTGTCGTAGGTAATGCTCTGCGCGGTCTTGCCCGTATCGTAAACGCCCATAGCTTTAGCCTCTGCCGTCTGCGCCTCGGCGATTATCTCCGCCTCCGCTGTCAGCATTTCGAGGAGCGTTTCGTCCGGGATTTCTGCGATAGCCTCGAGGTCGTCGAGCAACTCCTCGAGTCCGCTCGTCGATAAATTAGCCATCGGCGACCGCCTCCGCATACTCACACTCAAAAACGAAGTGTTGCCCGGTCGCGTCGTGCGCCGGAGTGACCGTCGGACGAGTAAAGCCGGAGGCGAGGAGCCTCCGGGTAATCTCCCGTCTATACGCGAGCGTATTTTTCTCATACGGCGTGTATAAATGGACTTGGACGAGATAACGGTAGTGTTGCGCGTCGTCGTCGGCGAAATCGTCGGGGAGCTCGGTCGCATTGAAAACGATGTACTCGGTCGCGTCGCCCTTGTAGAGCTCGGCGGCGGTCGGGAGCAAGCTATCAAGCGCGCCCGTCAAAATAGCGTTTACGCTCATACGCTCGCCCTCCTAAATACCGAGCAATTAAGCTCGTAATACTCGCGCCGCTCGGTATAGGCCCGCTCGACTTTGTACTCTGTGCCGTCAAATAGGAGCCGCTCTTGTCCGGCGTAGTCGCAAGCCCGGACTTTTACCGTTATAGCGAGGTCAATACCGCTTTGCTTTGCGGCGTAAAACTCGCTCCGTTTGGTCGAGGTCACGTCGGCGAAAACCTCCGTATCCTTGACGACCTCTTTCGGGTACCCGTCTGCGTCTTTGCCGTCGGTAACGGCTCGAAGTGTTACAACGTCGCGCCAATACATGAGTTATCCCTCCTCCGCGCTCTTGATATAGCTATCGGAGAGCGTGAGGCCGTTTCGGAGCTCTTTATACGCGGCGCGGTACTTGTCCGCGTCCGGGTTGTCGAGTCCAAACTCGGCCTTTACATACGTCTGCACGGCCCGCAAGATAAGCGGGTCGCTTTCGTCGTTCGCCTTATCCTCACGAACGCCGCCGAGCACAAGGTCGGCTCGGGCGGCGTTAATGAGGTCGGTTATTTCGCTGTCGAACGCGGTAGAGGTATTTCTCACGGATAGGCGGACGCTCGCGAGATACGAGTCGCTAATCGCCATAGTGAGCCCTCCTCGTTAAGCGGTAGCCTTTGCCAGATGGACGAACGCGCCGAGTCCGGCGGCGGGCTTGCTGTCGAACACGCAAGAGCCGAGGTAATCAATGCTATTGGTAGCAAGGCCGGAGTGCTCGCTCTTAACAACGGTAATATTCTGAGAATAGTTACCGATGATGTAAGAGAAGTCGCCGAGATATGCCTCGTTTGCGCCGACGGAGCCCGTAAAGTAGACCTCCGCGCCCATAACGTAGTATTTGCCGTTAGCAAACTCGATAAGGTTGTTCTTGCTCTTGTTCATCAGAGGGAAGAAATCGGCGAAGAAAGTCGCCTTTCTCATAGCCCAAACCGCGTTACGCTCGTAGCCGTTGCCGAGCATACCGTACAGAGCGACGACGTTAGCCTCGGTCAGAGCCGCGCCGGAGGCTACGGTAATCTGGTCTGTGCCGTCGGTGTATGCGCCGCTTGCGCCCTTGCCCGCGATAGCTACGCCGCCGGGCTGATTGGAGCCAGTACCCGCGAAGATGTAAAACTCAATCTTGCGGGCGATATTCTCGGCGACGACCTCGACAATATAGCTCTCGAAAGCAGAGAGAGCCATTTCGGAGGAGGCGCGAGAAGCCTTGACGAGCTTTACGATTTCGTATCCGGTCAGAGATACGGACTTGAGAGAGTCGCTCGCGGGAGTGATAGCGGCGTTCTCGGTATGGATGGCCGCGTCGGTGTTCACGTCCTCAACCGCAAACTTGAAGTTTCCGGGGACGTGGAAAATTTTGCACTTCTGCAAGATGGGAGCGACCTCGTACATCTTCTTGATAATCTGATTTGCGGTAGTCTCGGGAATGATGGGGAGGGCGGAGTTTGCGGCGGTAGAGTATGCTCTCTGCTCGGCCTCGGTCAGAGGCTTGCCCTGCAAGGTCTTAAGCCATGCGGAGCGATACTCGGCGGAGCGATACTCCTCGCCGGGGACGACCTTCTCGCTACGGGTAGCAACGGGGTTAGTGATGTTGACGGGATTGCCGACCGCGCCGCCAGAGTTGAGCATACGCTCGATAGCCTGTCTCTTTTCGAGCTTGCTATCCTCCTCGTTCAGTTCGCGGAGCTCTTTCTCGAGAGCGTCCATGTCGGCGTTATTGTCGGCGGTAATCAGATTGCGGATTTCCACCTTGCGGGCGGCGATTTCTGCGCGTCTCTTTTCGATGTTCATAAAGATACCTCCATAAAGATTTTTTGTTGTGGGTTAGTATGTCAAAGCTAATAGTTTCTTTCGTCTCCGGGCCTGCTCCAAAGCCGCAAGCTCTCTCGTGTGCTCCTCCGCGAAAAAGCTCCGAGCCGAAATAGACGTATCGTTATAAGCCGGAAAATCCACCGCCGACACGTCGTATAGCTTTTTGACCTTTGTAATCGTGCGAGTATGGGTCACGTTGTCGTACTTGGCCTCACGGACGACGAAAGAAAAGCTCATTTTGTCGACGCGCTTTTTCTGTACGTCCCTGTGCAAGTTCCTGTGTCTCTCGTCCTCGCCGTCGAGAGCCGCCTCAATGTCGAGCCCTCGGTCGGAAATCGTGTACTTGAGAGAGTTGTTTCGAGTGCGGGCGAAAACGGTAGAGTCGTTTTGCCCGTGATTGCGATTGAGGATAAAGTCGCTCATATCGCAATCGTCGAGAGCTCCGCGAGCGATAATTTCCTTGTACTCGATACCGTCATACTCGCAAATGACGGTAGGAGTATCAAAGACGATGGGAGTGCCGCGCAAGATAAGCGCGTCTCCGTCGGAGCCGTCGGGAATAACAAAGGGCGCGACCGCTCGATATTCGCGCTCGTTCGGTTTATACGCCATGATTAAACCTCCTCTTGTTCTCCGCCCTCGGGGTCTTTCGGCTCGCCGGGCGGGTCGTTAGGCTTTGGCTCCGGGTCTTTCGGCTCGGGGTCTGTGCCTGTTTGGTATTTGTCTGCAAGGGCCGCGTTTACCATGTTCAGAGTCTGCACTCTGCGAGAGCCCTCCTCGCCGCCGATAGTCGGCATATCGAACATAGTTAAGATTTGGTCGAGAGTTGCCGCGCCGATTTCCGTCAAAAACTTTGCCGCCGTGACCTTTTCGGGCAAGGTAGCAAACTGTACGGAGTTCGCCGCGAATACGATACGGTTTCCGTGTCCGACCTCCCGCTCCGTAAAAATGCAGTTTGTGAAAGCCTGTGTCAGCTTGTGGAAGAACGGAGAAATCTCGCCGCTATAAAACGCCCGCTCTTGCTCGGCGGTCGCCGTGTTCTCGACGATTTCTTTTGATACGCCGATATAGTCGTAAATCTCCGTCTTGATATACTCAAGCTGTGTGGAGGGGATAGGGGTCGTCTTGTCCGAAATGGGCGTATAGTCGTACTTTGCGTCGGTAACGATAACGCCCGCTCCGTTATTCTCCATGCGGAGGTTATCCCGGATAAAGTCGTCGCGCCTCTTGTTCAAATCCTCGGTTTTGACCGCGTTCGAGACTTTCAAAACGCCTCGGATAACGGCGATAAGCTCCGCAAACTTGCTCATAGACTGATTGAACGTATTTGCGGTCTTGAGCACCGTCTCGAGAGGCTTGTTATTATCGCCGAAAATATCGTTTTCAAGGAAATGTCGGCGAATATGGATAAGGCGGGAATACTCGCAGATATACGAGGAGCCCGTCGCAAACCGAAAACGGCAATAGAGCGTACCCATGTACTCGAGGAGCTCGAAATACTGCGCGTTGATGGGATATACCGCCGTCAAACGGTGCATATCATCAAACACGGGATACGCAATCGCATTGTTATAAACCTTGTATTGCGCCGCGAGCTTATAGTAAAACTCGGAGGCCGTCATATACGGGTTAGGCTTGTACTGTAAAATGCGGTCGATATAGTCGTTTACGGATACGGTCGTATCGGCGGATACGCGAACGTGTCGGGGCGTTGCCGTGGATACGCGGCGGGCGAAAGCGTCGACCGCCGAGCGCACGGTATTTATATCCCACATATTGCCGGAGTACGGCGTAAAGGTGGACTCCCACGAGCTCAAGAGCTTATACGCGGAGTAACTCTTGTCTCCGCCGCTCTTTCCGCCGAAAATAGCTTGAAAGAGCCCTCGTTTTTCTGCCATGTTTTCACCCCACTAAATACATATAGTCCTCGTAATCCCGCACATAGATAACCCACGCATTGAGTAGCGATACCATGCCGTCGATACGCCTCTTGTCGGAAATCTTTACGGGCTGAATGTTGTTTACCCCGCTCTTTTTCGAGGCCGTGTTAGACAGACACCACACGAGCACGGGGTTTTTGTTGTAATTGACCTTTTTATCGGCGAGGGCCGCTCCCATTTCGCGCATAGGTTGCGACCATGTAAACGGCCCCTGTGCGACGGCGCACATTTCAAAGCCGTTTGCTTTCATTTCGTCGACCCAATACCCGGCGAGGGCTCGGTCGTATCCGACCTTGAAAGCGTCGATTTTATACTCGTCGCGCATTTGGCAAAACCACTCCGTAACCGCTGAATAGTCGACGCGATTACCGTCGCAGACGGTGAGGAGCCCCCGGTCGCGCCACAGCTTATAGGGGGCCTCTTGCGTATTGTGCTCGTCGAGTTGGTCGATTTTCTTTTGTGGTAAAAAATAATGCTGAATGACGTAAATAGTCGGGTCGTCCCGGCTCTTGCGTATCATCAGCGAGGCGCACGTTAAGTCGGTCGTAGCGGACAAGTCGCACCCGCCGACGGCGTAGGTATTATAAATCTCTTGCATATCGAAAACCGCGTCGCTCTTTATCTCCTCGTAGGAGAGCCAAACGCTCGACGAGGTTTCCGGGACGTTAAAGTCTTTGCAGAGAACGCCGGGCAAATCTGCCGGGTTTTTCTTTGCTCGCTCCACAAAGGCCGCGAGCGTTGAGTATTGCTTGATAGTGCCGAGGCCGGGGTTTGCTTTCGCCCATGCGGTCGGCTCCGTCCACTCCTCGCGAGCGTCGAGCTCGTAGAGAATAGGGAGGAAAGTATCCTCGACGATTTTTCCGTCGGCAATATCCCGGGCGAGCTCGTAAATGTTGTCGAAAATGGACTCTCGTACCGTGCCGTTTGTCGTAATCATAATCACGAGAGGTTGACGGCGGCTCGACGTGGATTGCTTCATAACCTCGTAGAGATTACGGTCGCGGATAGCGTGTAGCTCGTCGATAATAACGGCGTGAGAGTTCAAGCCGTCAAGGGTATTCGAGTCACTCGCCAACGCCTCGAAGATAGAGGCCGTCGCGGGGAAATAAATATCGTTTCGCCGCTTTTTGATAACGGCCCGGAGCTCCGGGCTCTGCTTTACCATGTTCACGGCCTCGGTGAGCGTCTTTTTCGCTTGGTCTTTCTTGGTCGCTACGGAGTAAATCTCCGCCGCGCCCTCGTAATCGGCAATCAGCAGATAGAGCGCGATAGCCGCGAGGAGCGTCGACTTGCCATTTTTACGACCGACAAGAAAGAGTGTCTCTCGAAAACGGCGGTATCCCGTCGCTTTCTCCCGCCACCCGAAAAGGGTTTGTATATATGCTTTTTGGAAAAGCTCGAGGCGCAAAGGAGCTCCGAGCGTTCCTTGTGATTGCTTGCAAAAGGTTTCGATAAACTCTATCGGACGCTCGCCCGCCGCCTCGTCGAAGTAATACGGCGAGTCAGCCGCCGCCGCGTCCATATCTGCGATAAGCCGCCCGTAAACGGCCTTAACCCGGCGGCTCGTAACTATCTCGCCGCGCTCAATCCGCGACCAATACTCGCGGACGTAGTTCATTTTTTCGCCGCTCCTTGCGGCTTGGTAATAAAGCTCATAAGCTCGTTACCCGCCTGTTTTTGTTCTTTCTCGGGGAGGAGGTCGAGGAGCGATTTCGAGAGAGTCGCAAAGGATTTTACGGTCGAGTTATAGCTCTTGAGAGCCGGGGACTCGCGGCGGAGCTTTTGCGCTCCCTGTACGAAATCCTCTATCAAATCGCCGTTGTTGATTTCATCGGCGAGCCGCTCGAGCGTGACCGACACGACGGCGAATTGATAAATTAAACCCTCTGCAAATTGCATTTTTTCGGCGGGCAATTCCTTGAAAAGCCTCTTGATTTTTTTCTTTTTTACCTCGATTTTCTCGGGAGTTGAGAGGCTTTCATACGGGATTTTTTTATTTGCCATTAGATGTATAAACCTCCTCTCGGTAGGCTGATACCCCCCCTCATATACGCGACCCGAGCGGTTCTAAACGGGGTTGAAGCGCGGTTACATACCCGGCCTCTTTTTCAAGAGCACCGGGGGGAGGTAGTTCGGGATTATCTGTCTCTAATTCTCGGAGGCATTGGCATAGCCGCCGCCTCGACGACGTTTCCGTCCTCGTCAAACGCGAGGCCGTCCGCAATCGGCGGCGTTCCCTCGTGTATGATTGCGTGACACGTCCGGCAAACTGTCTCGAGATTGTCCTCGTTGAGAGTTATCATAGGGTCGTCAATGTTCCGAGGCGTGAGCTCGGTCTTGTGGTGGACGATTGCGCCCGGCGCACCGCACCTCACACAAAGGCCCGCGTCGCGCTTGAGAATATAAGCCCGAGTCTTTCGCCATGCCGGAGACTCGTAAAAGGCTTTAGCAAAAGCTCGCATAGATAACCCTCCTCGAGAGAATAAAGAGAACGCCCCGCCCCGCTTGTCGCGGAGTGAGGCGCACGGCGGCGAGGGTTTCCCTCGACCTCTCTTTACGCCTACATGATAGCACGGGCTAAAAGCAACTTTCCATACGGATTTTTTTCGATTGCTCACACGGAGGAGAGAGCACCCGCCCCAAAGTACAGAATAGCAAAGCGAGATACGGCCTTATTGCGGAGGTCGTAAATCGTGGAGGTAGAGCCGTAGC